AACCTTTGACGAGTTATCGTCGGAGGAGCAGGGGCGAGAGCTTCTGCGAATGGCCATGGCAGCCGACCAGAGCTGACAACGGCGGGTGGAATAAAGGAAATTAAATCAAATGGCAGTTCTTCAGACAAACACAGCAGGGTTAAGCAATCAATTACAAACATTCTTTAGCAAAACACTTTTGGAGAGGCAGATTCAGCTTCTCCAGATGGAGCAGTTTGCCGAGAAGGTTGCTTACCCGACAAAGAGCGGCGGCAATAAAACTGTGAGGTTTTTCCGCTTCTCAAATCCAAGCACCAGCGCAATCGTGGCTCTTTCGGACGGCACTACGCCGACCGGCGGAACTGATGAGCGCAATCTGACCCTCTCCACCGTGGAAGCCACGCTGGAATTTTGGGGCAGTTCCGTGGTACTCAGCAGTCAGTTGCTGGCCGTTGAGTATTTCAACCACATCGCCCAAGCGACCAAGCAATTAGCCGAGGACAGTGCCTTGTTTGCGGATCAACTCTGTCATCGCGCCCTAGTTCTAGATACCACGGCCTCGACCGCTTCCACAAGCGTCTCGACCAACAGCTATGTGCGCTACGCGCAGAATGCCACCAACGGGACAACCTTTGCCACCTCTTCGGCGGCAAACAGCTCCTTGACGGCCATTGAACTTTTAGATGCCCAAACGGCTCTTAAGATCAATCGTGCGCCCAGGCTGCGTGACGGCTATGTGCTGGTGGCCCCGCCCCAGCTCACCCGCGACCTGTGCAACGATGACGACTTCCTCCGGGTGTCGTCCTACAGCAAGCCCGACGCCATATATCGTGCTGAAGTCGGAAAAATTTTCGGCTGCACGGTGGTGGAGACCACCAACGCTCTGTCGTTTGGAACGGCCACTCCTGGCGTTGCGACCAACTCCACGGCGACCGGCCCCGTTCATGCGGCGTTGCTACTGGGCGGTCAGTCGTTTGGCGTGCCTTACATGACAACGATCACCGCAGACGGCTCGCCGTTTGCCCCGAAAGTGCAAATCATTGACGGAGCGACCAAGGATGACCGCTACAATCAGCGCACCATCGTTTCGTTCCGCTCTGCGTTTACTGCTAAAGCTCTAAACTCGGACTTTTACCGAGTCATCTTTAGCAAGTCCAACTACAGCTAAAGATCATGGGAGCCATGCTTGTGATTGGTATGGATCCCCGGAAGGCGGGGGAGGGTAAAACCTCCCCCGCTTCTTCCCCTCAACCCAAAGGTTCCGTGGTGAAACTGCCCGCATCCCTGTTGGAAATCGACGGCGATGATGGCACGGCCACCCCGGACATTGGCGACGAGGTGGACATGAGCGGAGTGGTGGAGAAGGTGGACGGCGAGACCGTGACCATCCGCATTGCGGAGGCCATTGTGGACGAGCCGGAAGCCGAGGAAACCGCCCCGGAAATGTCAGAAGAAGATTCCCTTCGGGAACTGGCACGGAAATCGGACGAGGGCGAGGAGATCGGTTAATGCCTATCTACCAGTACGAAGACAGCCGTAACGGCTCAGTCGTCGAACTGGAGCGGCCTGTGGCCGAGCGGGACGAAGTTCCCCCTCACCTCAAAAGGTTTTCGGTGCCTCAAAAACTGGTCTTGGTCGGCGTAGGTGAATCCGCGCCCGAACCCGGCTCTGACCATGTAAAAAATATACTACGCGGATATTACAAGTACGAGTGCCGTCAAGGTTCTCGTTTCAAAAGCTCCTACACCGCTGACCAAGTCAAACGTGCGTGGAGCCAGGAGTAAAAAATATGTCAGCATCAAATCGCTTCGTGCGTGCGCAGACCAAGGCCAAAAGCCGCTCCATCCGTGTGGACACGGGTGCGACCGACCCGGCGCTGGCTCTGACGACGGTTGCCACTGGCGGCACGGTGGACACCGTGGCCACCTCGGCCAACTCGATCAAGATCACGCTTAACGGCACCAACTACAAGATCCCGGTCTTCTCGTAATCGCCATGGGCCGCGTACTATCACGCATTGCCCTGGGCGACGCAGGCACCACCCTGTCCACCGGCGGGACGTTCAGCGGGAGCTTTGACGCTGTCTCGGCGTTTAGCACTTCCACGCTGGCCAGTGTCACCGTGGACGGGGTTGCCTATACCGGCTTGGCCGTGGCAGCGGGTGGCACCATTCATGGTGACATCACTGCTGGCAGCCTGACCAACGGCGGCGGCCTCGCACTATACAAGCGGGCCGTTTAACCGGGCTTACCCTATATGGGCAGGCAGTTAAACCAGATCATTGAGGGGCTTTCCGGCGTGACTGCCGGGACGTCCACCATCAACGTCAACCTCGACGCCATCGAGGCTCTGTTGACGACCCTCCAGGCAGACGTTGCCAACGGCATTGATGTCACTCGCTCAACGACCACCTCCGGCACGCTGACCGCTGGCACCACTAACGGCACCCTTTTCGCCTCTAACGCGAGCCGCAACTACCTTTTGGTGCAATGCACCTCTGGCACGGTGTTTATCGACACCAACGGCACGGCTTCTACTGCCAGCGGAATCCAGCTTACCAGCGGCCAAGGAATTACTTTTGAGGGCAGCTTTATACCCACAGGAGCGATTGCTGGAATCACCTCCACCGGCACCGGCGTTTTAATCGGAAGGCAAGCCTAACTATGCCCTTCTTCTTCGGCGGGGCGGCGGGGATTGTGAGGTAAGTTATGGCTTTCTTCGGCCCCCCTCCTCCATTTGTCGGAGCAACCACAACTAACGCTGGCGTGTCTGGCCTTGTTCCTGCGCCTAATAGTGGAAAAAATACAAGAGCGTTCTTCTCTAATTCTCAATTTCAGGAAATTCCTTGGCTTCCCCAGCATAAAAACACGGCCAGCGGAAACTACATAATGACGGCCAACATTGGCGCAACCGTTGCTGGTGCTACTTTAAGCACGGCGAAGCAGAGGCGTTTCAATCTAATTTATGTGCCATCGGACGGAAACATTGATGTTTTGGGTTACAGAACATCAACTGCTCCGTCTTCATCTGTTAACTGCCATGTTGCGATTTGGCAGGCTGCCGAAAACGGCGAACCATTTACATTTGTTTGCGGTGGAATTGCCGCTTGTGGAACCAGCGCAACAACAACAATAACCATCTCAATCAGTCCCTCCGCCTCAATTACAAGGGGCTTTTATTATATGTCATTGACACCAGAAAGCGCACTTTCATCAACATCTTTATTGTGCGTCTCTGCCTCTGATAACGCCATTCAATCGTCTTTTATAGGGGTTGCAGACATCAGCTTGGGTGCGCTGTCATTTAATTATACCGCAACAAATTACGACCAAACAACGCATGAATCTTTTTCGCGTTCTGCAATAGCAGTTCCCAGAATGGGTTTCCAATATGTCTAATTTTATGGGAGGAAAAACATTACATTACCATGCAGACGGAACTTCGATTTTTACCGATACCCGCACCATCGAAGAAGCCCACAAGGAAAACATCACCCGCATCCGTGAATTGGTGACGGCCAAGATTCTTGAGGCTGGGTACGATGAGATTTGGCAACGCAACGCCGCCCTTGGATTAGTGGATAATGTGGAAGCAGGCAAATCCTATATCGCCAGCCTTCGTTCGGCCTACCACGACTACAAGGCAAGGCTCCTAGCCAGCACAAGGGACGAGGCCGATGCGGTGAATTTTGTGTCTCCGAGTGTGCCAGAGGGTCTGTGAGCTGGCTCTTCCCCACCAAACTCCGTACCCGGCTGGCCCGCTGGCTGCTACGCTTGTCTTTGCGATCTTGCCTGACGGAAAACGACTACGCCTGTTTTGTCGAGGCCGAGAAGTGCGCGGACACCAGCAACGCCATGAGCAGGGAGACAAAATATATCGGCAAAGTAAAACACCTCCTTTCCGTCAACCGCTCGATCAAGCAGCTCGTCTTAGACGGGCGGGATCGGGAAAGCATTGAGGCTGCCGTGGTTCATCTGGCCGTCGCCTTAAAATTTTTGGAGGAGCGCGGGTCGTGAGTGCCGACGAAATCAGCGAAATCCGTGAAAAGCTGATGACCAATTCCGAGCGTTTGGTCAGGATTGAGACTCAGATCACCGTCCTAGCCGGGATGCTGGAGAGAAGCCTGTCCGGCTTTGGCGACCTGGCCAACCGGGTCTCAACTCTGGAACACTTGCGGACACGGCTGATCGTTTTAGCTTCAGTCGTGGGGGCTGGCTTCACGCTGGCGTGGGAGTTTCTTAAACAAAAACTGGCAGGAGGATAAATGGCTTCATTTTCAAAAGGCACTAGTTTTACTGACGGCGTAACCGGCGACGTGACGGCGGCCAAGCTGCACGCACTAGTGGACGCGGCCACCCCTGTGGGCGGCTTTGTCACCGACCGCACCGCCAAAACCAGCGTGGTCGGGGCCGATCTGATGCTGATTTCTGACAGCGCCGACTCCAACAATCTAAAGAAGGTTTCGATCACCAACCTGGCCAACAACCTGCCCACCGCCGTGATTACCACTGGCACGATTGATACCGCCACGCTGGGGACGACCACTGGCACACTGGCCACCTTTACGAGTGCCACAATTACGACAGGCACAATCACGACCGGCGTGATCCCGACTCTGACCAGCACGACCCTGATTACCAGCGGAACAGGCACAGCCTCCGCCCCCGCCATCGTCCCCACAGGCGACACCAATACCGGCCTCTTCTTCCCCGCCGCCGACACGATTGCGTTTGCCGAAGGCGGCGCAGAGGCAGTAAGGATAAATTCGAGTGGCAACCTCATCCTCACCTCTGGCAAAAGCCTGATTAACTATGGCGCAGGCGGAATTACCAGTAACTCAGCCATCGGGAGCGATGCGCTTCAGGCCAACACCACAGGCTTCTACAACACCGCCAACGGAGTCCAAGCCCTCTACTCCAACACCACGGGCGACAGCAACACCGCCAATGGAATCCAAGCCCTCTACTCCAACACCACAGGCAACAACAACACCGCCAATGGACGAGAAGCCCTCTACTCCAACACCACAGGCAACAACAACACCGCCAAAGGAATCCAAGCCCTCTACTCCAACACCACAGGCAACAACAACACCGCCAATGGACGAGGAGCCCTCTACTCCAACACCACAGGCAACACGAATACGGCCTGTGGCTTTCACGCTGGTTACGGAGCCGCAGGAGTCAATGCCAATACAACTGGCTCCAACAATGTGTTCCTTGGCAACACGGCAGTCGGCACTTCCTCCACCGCATCCAACGTCATCACGCTGGGCAACTCTGCCATCGCCACCCTGCGCTGTCAGCAGACCTCGATCTCATCGTTGTCCGACAGGCGGGACAAGAAGGATATTGTCTCGCTGGCAAGCGGACTAAGCTTGATCCAAGAACTGCGCCCCGTCTCGTTTGTGTGGGACATGAGGAGCAAAGCCAAGGTGGGACAGCCTGAA